TCCTCGTCTGTAAAATCAAGTCTCTTATAATCGAGATCATAATCAAATTCCTTCATTAACGTCTTAGTAATTTTTGGATTGGTACTTGTTTAAGTTTATCGAATACATCATCTTCTACCCTATCTACAATCTGATCAAGTAGATCTATATCTATTTCCATGAATGGTGGTATGATACCTAACAACCTTAGTAAACCATCTACAAACAATGCAAGAGCAGTAAACCCAAGTATCATAGAGATAACCGTTGCGTCTCTATTATGCTTTGCCATTGACTCAGCATCAATTTTTCTTGCTTCATCAATAGCATACTTGATAAGAGCATCTACTTCTGCTTTTGTGTATGTATCTTTAGGTCGTCTGACAACTTCAGTGAGAGGGAAGTTTTTTACTATCATATCTACCATGTCATCCTCCTGCCATATCACATCCTATACTGCTACCTACTACTACACCTAATGGGATTGCCCACCAACGACCATCACCTCGTGACATCGCTGCTGCTGCTCCTCCACCAAGAAGACCACCTGCAACCTTTCCATCTGTGCAATCATTGTTATCTTCGTAAACAGTTTCTTCAATCCTTGTAGGTTGTCTGTAGACTCTTGTAGTGGGGTCACATGGAACTTCTATTGTGTCTGTCCAACTCTTTACATAGCCAGGACTATCCATTGTACCAGGTACATACTCTTCTCTGTACTCTGTCTTTGTACATGTTCTGGTGAGTGAATATCCTTCTTGATATTCATTAGCAATAGCAGAAACAGGAGTTAGTGCAATTACTGAGGCAAGAAATACTTTCATTTGTTTTATTGTTATGTTTATATTATAGCAAAAAAGGGAGTCTTGACAACTCCCTTCTGTGCCAGTTTATAAAGTGAACCTAATCTTCTTCCGCTAATCTAGAGAAGTATGATAAAGTATCTTCTTCATCTTGTACTGGAGAAGAAGCAACTGCTTTCTCTCTGAAGTCTGAAACTTCTTGTCCCCAAGATCCATTCTTACCTTCTGATAAATCTTCTAATGATTCATCTTCGATAGTTGGATGAGGTGTTGTCAAACCTAATACAAGATCAAGACGTTTCTTCAACGCATCATAATCTTTAAAGTTCTTTGCACTTTCAAATTCTGTTAAAGAGTATCCCTCTTTCCAGATAGACTCTAACTTAGAGTCATCGAATCCACCGAGTGTTGATGTTGCTGCGAACTCTGACTTATCATAGTTCCAATAACCATCTAACTTTCTGATCTTCAATTTGAAGTCAGCACCCTTCCAAAAGTTGAAAGGATCTAGTGGTGTCTCGTCTGCAAATGCAGGTTGCATTGCTTCAACGAGTTTATCAAAGATCTTTTTACCATACTTATACAAGAAAACCTTACCTTCGTTCTCTGGGTGTGCGGGATCTGACACAACGTAGATATTAGAATAGTAAGATAACTTTCTCTTTTGAGCACGAGCAATGTTTTTGTCGGACTCTTTTCCACTGTTCCAAAGTTCACGATTGTACTCGCCAACTGGATCATCCTTTCCAATAGTTGTTAAACTATTTTCAATGTACCATTGTCCACCAGGACCTTTGAATGCGTGACTCCATACCTTTGCCCAAGGCATTTCCTCACCCTCAGGTGCAGGAAGGAATCGTATTACTGCGAATCCATTGCCAGACTTGTCTAGCTCTGGTTTCCAAAATCTCTCATCAGTACTATTGTTCTGTTGAGGTTGATTGATTTTCTCAATCTCTTGTGTCAGTTTGCTAAGAGTGTTTCCTGTTGAGGATGCTTTCTTAAGTGATGCAAAAGACATAATCGTATTCTCCGTATTGTTATATTGTGTGTATTGTACTGTGTAATCGTACCATACTATTTATGACCTGTCAAGTTCTTTCTTTCTAGCAGCGTCTAATGTCTCTGTTAATTTGTCCAAACACTCATATAAGTTACTGAATCCAAATGCTTGAGACATCAAGTTAACTCTCTCTTTCATATCTGCTGCTTCATTATCCTCTGGTGCAGACAGACACAACCTTGTAAAGAATGTCTTTTGTTTGTCAATTAAATCTTGACATTTATCTATGTGTTGCACCCTAGTTTCTTTAGGTTCAAACTGTATCCTCGCAGTCATTGCTGCAAGATTCTGATACGTTGTAAATATGTCTCGGAGATCTTCCTGTACTTGTTCTGAGTTAAAAAAATCTGTCATACTTTGTCTGCTATTGTGTCTAATATTGCTCCCTTATAAACATTACAATCTAATGCTATGAAGGGTTGGTATTTGATAATCTTCATTCTAACTTCTTTCCATATAGGATCAGTTAAAACTCTATCAAAATCTTTTACAAATTCTAAACAAGATTCAAATACTACGAGAGTCTCTAATGAAATCTCTCCTGATAGATAAAACTTTAATAGTTTAGGATGACTACCTTGCTTGATAGAAAACACTCTATCAAAGTAATCTTGATAAGGATAATCATACTCATCTAATAATGAGTAGACATCTTCCTTAAATTTATAAGAAAAAGATTCTTGGTTTATCTTCCAAGTCTTATACACATCATCACTAAAAGATTTGATATAACCTTTTGGATCAGAGACAAAATTAGCAACGAAGTAATCTAATATTTCTGGATCAGAATACTTTGTTGCTAACTTTTTAAAAAAATAACGATCATGCCTTTGTTCAAAAGCATCTTCACTTGCTCTGACTTTACCACGATACTTATGGTAATCATACTTTTCTTTAGTGAAGTGCTGTTTCAATGCTAGATACATCTTATACACTTCAAACCCTGTCACAGTGGTAGAACTCCTTTAGAAGATTTTTTCATGTAATTTAAACGTTGTGCTTCATGTCGCAAACGTTCTTTCAATGGTTTAGAAACTAACTTAGGTACAGTTTCTAACTCAACCTCATTCTCTTGGCAATAGGTAACAATAGCCTCAATGTAAGTAATCAATCCATTACTTGCCTTGACCAAACGTTCTATCTCTTGAGAGAACTTAGTTGGTGTCAGGAAGGTATCGTCTTGACCTTTCTTAGCATCCGACTTAGGCATTTTGTTTTCTCCTAACAAATTCCTCAATGTAGGATTTAAGTAGTTGTAAATAGTCATCAAGATTGTGCTTCTGAAATACTTGTATAGATCCCTCTTCTGTTGCGATAAGTGTGACAATTTTCTTGACCTCAATTCCAGTGCGTTCGAGGAACATTGCTGCGTATGCAGTTTCTTGAACAAAGTAATGTTCAATGTAGTCCTCTTTCTTTTCTTTAGTGGACGTTTTAAAATCAATTACTGCCAACTCACCATCGAACTCAGCAATACAATCAACACGACCTGCTAAACCGAGGTAGTGTGAGTATAGAAATGATTCTAAACAATGTATATTGTCTATTCGATTGAGAGTATCTTTAGCGGACTGGAACATTCTAACAGATAATGGATTATTTTCCAAGTACTTTTCTAGATCCAGTTCACCATTGATGTAATCCTCTGCGATACTATGAAACGCAGTTCCTCTCTGTGTTGCCCTAGCAGTAATACGATTTGCCTCGTCTTCACCAATTTTCTTTCTCCAATCTTTGAAGAAAGCAGCGTTCTTAAACGATGTGATTGAGGTTACGCTTGGGTAATATTTATCAGTTTTAGGTAGTTTATAAAACCTAACACCATCTTTATTCACAGGTTCGACCTCTAAGGGTTCGAGATCAACATCAACAAATGTAAAAGCCATTAACTAAAACCTAGATTGTACTTAGCAATAAGATAAGATTTGACAAGTCCAGAACGAACGATGTCTCCAATATCAAATTCGATAGCAGTGAACTCTTTCATCTCATTAATAATTCTAATAAAATCTGAGATGCCAGACTTCTCATACTCTTTTGTTAGATCGGATTGTGCTATGTCCCCACAGAAAACAATCTTAGAATCTTCACCTATCCTTGTAATCATAGAGTCGAGTTCATGAAAGTTTAAATTACTGAACTCATCTACAATAACAATAGTATTATCAAGGGTAACACCCCTAATAAAAGACGTAGACCAGAAATCAATAGTGTCCTGCGATCTGAGGTTGTCATATAACATTTCAAAAGAATTGTCATCAGGCATACTAAACATATACCTTACCATATTTTTGTATGGTATCTGATAGAGATAGGACTTGTCCTCATGATCACCAGGTAGGAAACCAATTTCTCTAGTGGGAACTAATGACCTTACGATTACTATTTTATCATATTGTGTTGATTCGTCAAGTACCTCTTGAAGTGCGAGATATAATGAAATAAATGTCTTACCTGTTCCTGCTGCTCCATGTAATAATAAATTTTGTCCACGTTGATATGCCTCAAACGCTACCTTCTGATTATCAGTGATAGGTTCGATAGGTGTCATGTAAGATTTGTCGATAGGCTTCTTACGCTTCATCATCTTCTTAGACATGGGTTGGATCGGTGCTCCGTTCTGACCGTTTCCGTTAGATTTTTTTCTTGCTCTTGGCATAATTAAGTGAACCTTGAAAGGTTTGCAGTAGGATGACTTTCTTGAACTTTAGACATGACTTCTTTGAAACCATCGTCTGATTTAGGAGTACCATAAACAGTACCACCTACTCCTGCGTTCCAATCCTTATCCCAATCAGGGTTGTCTTTTCTCCATTGATCGTATTCTTTCATACTCATAGAGAGTTCTTTTTTCTCTTGAGTATTTTTATTTATTACAGGGTAGGTAGGCATTTTAAAACTCCAATGCGTCTGAGATAGTAGGGAACTCTTTGATAAAGATCTCCTCGATAGCGTGAGCAATTTCCATATGCTCTTTCTGTGTACCATGACCACCTCTAAGTTGTAGGTAGTGTATCCAAGAACGAATAGTTCCTGTCATGTACATCCTTGTAGGTGTTGCTAGTGGGAGAACAAATCTCGCACACTCCTTCGCAATCCCCGAAGCGAGGAGTTCATTGTATAGATCCATCGCTTCAACGAAATGCTCTGCAATTTTGTACTCAAGGTCTTTTTTCTTGTTGTATGGTACATCATCTAAACTGTTTTGTCTATTCTTTGTATCTTGATGTCTGAGATCGAACATCGGTATCTCTTCTGCTAATAGATTAGTATCAGCATATCTTTGAGAGAACTCTTGAAATGTAAAAGATCTATGTCTGAGTATTTGTGCAGCAATACCACGAGTAGTTTCAATTTCTACTGTCATACTTGCTTGCTCAAAGATAGACCAATGACCATGTTTGATACAGTACCTTAATAGTCCTGCTACCTCTGGGTTCTCTTGATTCTTAGGGTTGCTAACTCTAGCAATGTAACCAATTAACTTTTCAGCGTCTGGTGTAACAGATACCTTAGTTACTTTCATGATTTTTAAATAATAATGATGCTAATAGACCTAGTGCAAGTGCTTGCCAATATGTGATCACTGTCAATCCAAACAGAGTTGGCATGATCCAGTTCCACAACCATCTTACAACGAAAGGTTTGACAAAGAATGTAACTACAGCACCAACTACTTTAGCACCTGCTTCTTGTTGTTCCTTTTCTGTCATTTGAGATGGATTTTTAAACTTCTTATATACTGTCATCTTTTCTTATTAGGTTTCTTAGCTTTCTTTTCTGCAGGATCTACCCACATACCAGGTGCAACTCTACCTTCTGATTGCATCATACTGATAAAGTTTTCTTTGTACAGATCATAGTAGTAATCAAAAAGATCTACCTGTTTAGATGCCATTGCCAAGTCATACTTCTCTACACCATCTACTTTGTAGACAACGAGATAGCATGTGTATGGTAATGATTTGTCGTTTGCTTCGTCCTTTCTACAATCTTGTTTTAAGATCTTCACGAACGACCTCCCCATTCAATCTGAGGAAATGCTTCAGAGACAACTGCTTTAGTAATTCTTTTATACTTGTCATTCAGATTACCATCCTTTACAAGACAAAGAAGTTCTGCTTCTTCAGAAGATAGTCCTTCTAGTAATTGAATAAACATCTGTTCTCTTTTAGCACGAGGAAGTTTATTATCACCACCTCTAAAAAATCTGTAGAGACCTCTGTATTCAGACTCTAGACGAGTATGATCAGTTCCTACAGGTGCATCATTAGGTGTGTAAGGCACCTCTCCCTCTGGCATTAAGCATACAATAGACTCATCAAAATTAATAATCATGAGTTGTCTTAAAGCTACAGAGTTGTGCTTTTGTAGAAGTGCTACCTTTTCCTTTTTAGTTTTAGCATTAGAGACCTTACGTAAGACCTCACTAATAAGCAATCTTGAGTTGCTGTTTTCAAGTGTTTTTGGCATAGTTAATCATCATCTTCATCATCGTCTTCAACGATCATATCACGAAGGTAAATTAAATCATCATGTACAATCTGTCCATTTTCATCAAGCATTTCTGGATGAGTGACAGATTTTGCGTAAGCAGCATTTTCAATGTAGTCTTCTACATATCCTTTTGCTAACCATGAGATTGTAATTCCCAATAGGAATGCTCCGATCGTGACCAGAACAACTAATGTGATTTCTAAAATAAAAGATTCCATTAGTTCCTCCTTGAGTATCTGTTTTATTTAGACCGTTTTTTACGACCAGGTTTTCTTTCCTTTTCGTATAACCACGCACCTTCTAAGATAGTATAGAGATACTTTCTTATTTTTCGTGCTCTGGGTTTACCAAGATGTCCATATGCTTCACGAAGCAACTGATGATCTCGGTCAGAACCACCTTGAATATACGCATCAAGGTCAGAAATTGTTAAAGCAAGACCACCTGCAGTAGGAGAGTCGATGAACTTCCTAGTGTATGCACGTGTTGCTTTTGAGTTCTTCAAGTAATCATAACACCTAAAGTAAAATTTGTCATCCTCGAAAGCAAGATCAACTGCTCTCTCGACCATTTCTTCAATGTCATCCATTAAATAATTCCTTGTTCCTGTAAATAGTGCAAAGTATCTTTACAACCACCTATGTGTTTGTTATCTATCTGCACTTGGGGAAAGGTTGCACCCTCTCCGAACTCAGCATAGAACTCTTTGCGTGTAAAGTCAACACCATACTTATACTCAATGTATGGAAACTTAACACTATCCATTAATTGTTTAACTCTCTCACACCATTGACAGTTATCTCTGGAGTAAAGAACAGTTTCATATTTATGGTGTTCCATGTTTATACGATAAGTTTTAATTTATGTATGAGACTAACATACCATAAAAAAAGAGACCTGTCAAGCAGGTCTCAATTTTGTTCCGTTGTAGAGTGACACGAAAGGTGTCAACACTATTTAGAAAGTGAACTTAACTCCTGCTTTAGCAGACCAGTCAATGTCATCTTCTGCAGTTACTCCAGAGATTTCTCCGTAGAACTTATCGTAAGAACCACCAAGGTATCCTACTAATTCTACATCACCGAACTCATCAGTAGATTCTGTGTGAGTCACTGTAGGACCACCAGATACATACCAACCAATTCCACCAGGTGTTTCTCCCTCATATCCAACTACTGCTTCTAGTCCACCAGATG